TTTCAAGCAGAAGACGGCATACGAGATGCTCAGGAGTCTCGTGGGCTCGGAGATGTGTATAAGAGACAGTGGCATGACTTATAAAAATCCCCAATCCGCTTTAACTCTAAAATCCTATCCTCGTTTTTATCTTTAAGAAAAGTGATTATGCCGTAAATAGAATATGGGAATTTTTTCACTACCTTATGATATCCGTCAATAAAATCTACCCAGCCAAAATGAAGATAGTCTGCCCTGGCTTTTAAATCCTGGCGTTCGCGTTTTTTAAACAGCGCATTAAACTCCTCCGGGTATGCATGGCTGCAGGAATATTTAACCTCAAACATCCTGAACTTTTCATACCAACATTGTAATTCCGTCCGGGTATCCAATATCAGGAGCTTAACATACATTTCAATCGCTCCCCGGCATAAGGGATATGCCGTCCCTAACAGATTCCCCTCCAATAAGGACAATGCCGAAAGCCCGTTATAGACCACACCATAATATAACTGCAGGCAGGGAATAACATGCCCGTCCATCAACATTTCACTCATTTTAGATGACATTACAAAAAGTTCATAAGGCAATGGATAATATAGAAATTCCTCTCCAGGAAACAGCGTGCATTTCCTGAAATATACGCTTCCATAGAAGCGGAGCCTGATCTTCTCTATCGTTTCTGAAACAAGCTGCTGCCTATATCTCCTACTCCTTTCATTTTTCCGTATTTCATCATCCGAAAGAAAAATCGAGTGCGCCCTATGTACCCCCACTATCATCCTACAGATATCATACTCCGCAGCCTCCCCTATTCCCGTAATCATCCGCTCATCCGACCAGCGGAAATCATAGTATTTCAAAAGGCTTTCCAACCCCAGGCCTTTCATAACCTGCTCCTTTATATCTACCAGAAAACGGCCTTTTATCCGTCCTTTGAACACCCGTTCCAAAGCAGCATCATTCTGTTCAGCAATCGCCCTTAAATCCGGCATAAACGGCAGGCCGGTAAAATCCTGTCCTTTCAAAACTGCACCTTCTTCCTGAACATCCCCATTCCTAACACATACAAGTCTCTAACCATATCATTCATTATATAGGATATCCCTCTAAAAAGCATTCCCTTTTTAAAATTCCTTCAACGTAAACCAAATCTTCCAAAGCCCCTTATAAGAAGTATCCTTCACCAGCCCCGCCTTATACCCGTCAATGAACATTTCCGCATTCTTCACCGCCAGCGTCTCCATATCAAAATAATCCACGCTGATCTTCTCCCTCTGCTTAAACCCCGTAAGCAGCCGTAACCATTTTGCGGATACGGAAAAGGAAACCTGAATACGCACCACCCCCAGCCGCACCACATCCCGCTGGGTAGTCCCCGCCTCCGTCTCCCCTCCCGAATCCGCCTCGATATCCACCATCTGCACCTCATAGGAATCCGGCAGGGGGAGGGGCGTACCGTCAAACGCCAGATATTGTATAAACGCCATTCCTATCTACCTCCCTCCCGACCGTAGGCTCTGCCGCGCCTGGGCACCCACGATCACCTCATCCAGCAGCGTGCCGCCCACATACACCGGAATTATAATATCCCCGGCCTGCCCGGCAAACCCCGCCATGGCCTCCGAAACCGCAGACCTGATCCCAGCAAGGAAATCCGCCATATTCCCCATGCCACCATAACCGCCCTCCATGGAAGCAAACTCCGCCGCCCCCACCTTCTGGCTAATCACCATATCCGAAGCCACATCCCGGACAGCCTTCTCCACAAGCCCCCGGCTGTTTTCAATCCCCTTCGCAAGCCCGCCGAGGAAATCCGGCATCCAGCTCTCGTAATCCGTAAGCGGCCCCTCATCCGGCACGGAGAAATGCAGAAATGAGCGTATCTTCTCCGCCACGTCCGAAACCGCGCTCACCACATTCCCGATAGCGCTCCGGATGCCGTCCGCGATCCCGTTGATAAAATCCATCCCCCACTGCAGCGCCTTCCCCGGCAGGGACGTAATGAAGCTGATCGCCGACTGGAACCCGCCCGAAACCACGCTCCCAAGGGAAGACAATGCGGAACGGATACCGGAGACCATATTCTGAAACGCTGAAATTGCCGCCTGTTTCAAATTCCCGGCAATGGAGACCACCAAATCTTTCAGACCGTTCCAGGCAGACGAGGCCATGTTTTTCACCATAGACCAGATATTTTCCAAGGTATTTTTCAGACCGGTAAACAAAATCACCACATGGTTCACCAGCCCCTGCGCCAAAGAACCCACGACCTGCTGGATACCCGACCAGATAGAAGAAGCCGCCTGCTGGATATTTGTCCAGATACCCAGGGCATCCTCTTTCAGCTTCGTAAAATTCCCCGTCACCAGATCGATCAGCAAAAGAACCGGCCCGAGGATCACATTTTTGATCAGCTCCCAGGCACCCGAAGCCGCCGTCTGGATTCCCTGCCAGATACCCTGCAAAGTAGAAGAAAGGTTCTCCCACAAGGAACGGATCATATCCACGATCCCCGAAAGCACCGGGTTCTCCATCATGCCCGTCCAGACATTGCCGAAGAAATCTCCCACCGACTGCCACAGCCCCGACCACCACGCGGGGATCTGGTTGAATATGCCGACCAGCGACTCCCACGCCGCCGGGATCGTCTCCGTAAAAAAGGAGCAGATTGCCTCCCAGGCAGAAACAAAAAATTCCTTCACCTGCGCCCAAATCGCATTCACCGCGTCCCGGAACCACTCGCATTTCTGGTACAGCAGGATAATGGCGGCCACCGCCGCTGCCACAGCGGCAACAATCAATATGATCGGATTCGCCGCCATCACCGCCCCCAAAGCGGAAAAAGCGGTTTTCAGCATATTGAAGCCGGATACCAGCTTCGGGATGAATGTCATGATCGTGCCCACTGCCGAGACCACCTTGCCGATCACGATCAGCACCGGCCCGATGGCCGCCGCCAAAAGGGCAACCGTCATAATGACCTTCTTCGTCCCCTCGTCCATGCCGTTCAGCCAGTCCACCAGCTTCTGCACCCAACCCACGATCATGCGGATAGAGGGCATCAGCAGCTCCCCAAAGGAGATCGCTAGCTCCTCCAACTGGCTTTTCAATATGGTAAGCTGCCCCGCAAGGTTATCCTGCATGGTCTCCGCCATGCCCGCTGCCGTACCGTCACAATCTGCGATAGCGCCGCTCAATTTCTCGATATCCGCCGGAGCGGCATTCATCAGCGCAAGGAACCCGCTCATGGCATTCTTGCCCACCAGAGCCTCCGCCGCAGCCGCCTTCTCCGACTCCGACAAGCCCGCGAATGCCACCCGGCAGTCCGCCAGGATATCCGAAAGGTCGCGCATGGAGCCGTCCGCATTGGACGTGGCCACCGTGACCTCCCCAATCCCCGCCCCGCAGATCTTCACCTCGCCCGCAAGGCTGTTCATCACCGTCCGCAGGGAAGTACCCGCCTGGGAGGACTTGATCCCGGCATTGGCCATTAGCCCGATAGCCTCCGCTGTATCCTCCGCCGAGAACCCCAGAGCCCCGGCAATGGGCGCACAGTATTTGAACGTCTCCCCCATCATGGAGACGTTCGTATTGGCGTTGCTGGAAGCCGCTGCCAGGATATCTGCAAAATGCCCGGAATCCGCCGCCGACAGCCCGAAAGCTGTAAGGGCATCCGTCACAATGTCCGAAGTGGTCGCCAGATCCTCCCCGGAAGCGGCGGCAAGGTTCATAATGCCCTCAATACCGGAAAGCATATCCGAGGTCTTCCATCCCGCCATCGCCATGTAGTTCATGGCCTCCGCCGCCTCCGAAGCAGAGAACTTCGTCTTGGAACCCATCTCACGGGCCTTATCCCGCAATGCCTCCAAGTCTGCTCCCGTAGCACCGGAGACCGCCGCCACCCGGCTCATGGCGGAATCAAAATCCGCCGCTGTTTTCACCGCCGCCGTCCCAAGCCCCGCGACAGCCCCCGTAACCGGCAGGAACTTCTTTCCCACGGAAGAAATATTGTCCCCCAGCGCCTGCAGCTTCTCCCCCGAAGCCGCAATCTTCTGCACCGCCGTAGCCGACTGGTTCGCCTGCTGCTCCAAATTCCGCAGGGCATTCTCCGTCTCGATGATCTCCCTCTGCAACGCATCGTACTGCGCCTGCGATATCTCCCCATTGGCGAGGGCAGTATTGGCCTGCTCCGCCGCCGTTTTCAGGGTTTCCAGCTTCTCCTTCGTCTCCGAGACCGCCTGCCCCAGAAGCCGGTGCCGCTGAGCCAGCAGTTCCGTATTGCCGGGGTCAAGTTTCAGCAGCTTCTCCACATCCCGCAGCTGGGACTGGGTATTGCGAATCTCCGTATTGACCCCCTTCAGGGCGGTCTGCAGCTTGGTAGTATCGCCGCCAATCTCCACCGTAATGCCCTTGATCCGGTTCGCCACCAAAACCACCTCCCCTCAAAACGGCATGAAAAAAGCCCGGACGAATCCGAGCCACAGGCATAAAGAAAGCACCGATTATTCCTAACCGATGCCGTATAAACAATTTTCACTTAATTCTAGAAATCTGTCAAATTATTTGTCAATTTCTTGTTCTTTTATATTTTGGGCTTCCTCTGGCAGTTCGCATTGTTCTTCTGCCACTCGTTCAGCCTCTTTAATACCATCAACTAAATTTTGCTTTGCTAATTTTGCATCTCGCTTTGATACAATTTTAAGCTTATCTTTGCAAAACTGTACTATTTTCCCTCCGTTAGCATATATCCAAACACAACCTGCGCAAACAGGAATCATCGCTATAATTCCTTTTTGAAATCCATATTTTTCTAGCATTTCTACATACTGCTCCGGGCCGCCATGTTTTTTTGCTTCTTCTGATAGTTTTGCATAAGGCCAATCTTTCGCCATAAACCATCTTCCCCTTGTCTTTCTATTCTTGTGCTTTCAAATTTGTTAGCAAAATTTCTAAGCCATTATTTTTTTAGTTCTATTTCTTCCATAAAATCATTTAAGCATTTATATTCACTGGCAGAAGCGACTAATTCTCCCGCCACATTATTCCAGAATACAATCTTAGCCGTTTTACCATCAGCTTCAATATCTTCGACAGTTGGAACATAGTCACTATCACCCAAGACCAAGACAAAGACATCACCGTCTGCTGCCTCTCTAAACAGTTTTCTATTGATTTTCTGTACTATCCCTGTATCAATCTTCTTCTCTTTATTAGCTGAATTTCTCTGTTCTGTTTCGACTTTAAATCCTGCAGAAGCCATCGCTCTCCACAAGCTATCCTTTTGTGTAGGTTTTGAACCAACAATTATAGCTTCTTTCACATTTGCTATATCACCATCAACAGCGCAAGACAACAATTTCCCAAAATCAATCTTCCACGAATTATCACTTATCTTTCTATCATGTGCTGTGCATATATCAGAAACCATTCCTTTTTTCACGGCAGAGGCATATTTTCCCTCTATCCAAACATTTGAATTATCTACAAAAATGTAATATCCCATCTATTGTTACCCCGCTTTCATTTTGTGTTCATAGAAACTATAGCACGTCTTGTTAGCACTGTCAATCGTTGAGTGCTAATTTAATCGTTTCTTCACATTTTCTACAGAATTTCTATTGACAAAACCCCATCCTTCCGATACAATCATTTGTAAAAGAGATGGGTTTTCACCGTACAGTTTTTACTCAAGCGGGCTGCTCGTTTCTTTTTTTATTGCCAGCAGGTCATAAAGATATTTCTTACCGTCCGCATCATGGCGCACCAGCATCCGGGCAAAAAAGATATTGTACCGGCAGACCTCGCCGCTCTTATCATCATATACTGGCAAGGCAAACCGTACATCATACCGATACCAGCCATATTTAGCATCTTTCTCATGCTTCTTTTTCGTATTCTCCGAATACTCCCCATTCGTAGCAATCTGAATCAGCTCCGGTATCCCCTGCGCCGCATTGGCCTTGGCCTTTGCAACAGCCCCTTTTAAGGCAAGCCTGCTCTCTGAACCGGCATATTCATCCGGGAAACTGCTGGATATGAATATCTTCTCGGAGGTCTCCGCAATCTCGTAAAACTCCCCGACATACTCTTTGAGATAGTTCTCTACCTCTTTCCAGTCTTCCCGCTTTTTGCCCTTAAAACGGATATCGTTGATCAGGACGATCTTCTCGCCATTCAGGCCGACAATAATATTTACGTTTCTATCCATGGTATCCCGCCTTTTCTTCATCTTCTAAAACAAGAAACAAAATCACTTCCCGGCTTTTCGATAAATCATTTCACCATTCTCAGTAATTTCCAACTGCAACATATCTCTGTCTTTTATTTCCAATTTATCCAATACCCATTTAGGGATACAAATCTGTCCTCCGCTAAATACCGTGCATGATTTAGAAAGCAGCGACTCTCTCGTCACATTCGGTATCAACCCCTTGTCAATCGCATTATAAATCGTATTCGGGGACTGCGGTACATCGGGAAATCCCCTATCATCTTCCGCCAGCAGATCAACTATCTTCTCAGGGCTCAAATGTTCTTCCAGAATCAAACCAGAAATATATTCTGCCAAATCCTTATCAGAAAGTTTACATTCTGGCCGCCCTTTTTTCTTTAGCCTCCCCTCATACAGTGACTGCGCATAGTACGGATCATACCCGCCCTCCATGCCGCCCCTCTCAATTTCCCGGTACACAGCGGAACGGTGAACCCCTAAAGCATTTGCCACTTCAAGAATACTGCATCCTGAATCAAGCATTTCCTTTAATTTCAATCTCTGCTGTAAATCCATATGTTTAAAGGTCTTTCCCACAATCCACACCATACCCTAATCCGCATTCGGCTTATTATTACACCCACTTCTGAAAAAGCAGCCTTCCCCTGCCACTAAGTATACCAGAAAAAGGCTGCCCCCACAATCCGAACATAATCAAAAATTGTCGAAATCCGCCTGCGTTGCCAATTCCACATACGCCTCCGGACACCCATCATTCCGGCTTTCCACATACATATCATTCACCATCCCGATAGTAAGCAGATCCAGATCCCGGATAGAAAGCCCCAGCTGCACGCACCTAAGCAGGAACAGCGGCGTTGTCATTGGCCGGTCTGTTGGGCGAAGTTTTTTTTAGCCTCCGCATCCGTCCTCACATTCAGCCCCCACAGCTCGATCAGCTTCGGCAGCACCTGGTAAATGGAGAACGTCCCGAACCCGTCCAGCCATTTCTCCGGCGTATCCGGGATAGACCCGTCCGCGTGCTTCGCCATCACATAGGCGATATTCTCGAACATTTCCAACGAGAACAAGTCCAGATTGGAGTTTCCCTCGTCCTCCTTCCCCACCGCCTTCTCCAACGCGCTCAGATCCTTATAGATATCCCTCTGGAACTTCAACCGATAGATCCGGGGGATGGCGGCAGAGGCACGGAACGCCACCTCCCGCCCGTCAATCTCTATCATCTTCGTCATGCTCATACCGTTTCCTCCCCTCTCTCATTCCCGCTTTCCGGCGCAACCGCAGGCATATACACCGCCGCATACCAGCCATTATATACTGCCGCATCCGTGGTATCCCCGGTCTTCGCCTTCACCATGCCGCCCGGCAGCGGCGTTGCCTTTATCGTAAGCGTCTCCGTCTGCACCTCCCGGCTCTCCTCATTGGTCTTCCCCTCAATGCCCGGCCTGGAAGCGGAGCAGTTATACAGCACATGCCGGATATGCCGCTGGTCGCCGTCAAATTCGAACAGCAGGGCAAAGGAAGAAAGCTCCACCTCCGCATTCTCAATCAGCACGCCCTTATCATCCAGCTTCTCCCCCAGCGCATCCGTCCGGAAAGACTCCGGTATCATGGCCAGCTCCAGATCCCCGTCATACCCCATGTTGTTATTAATCACATAATATGCCACCCCGTCCGCATAAAAATTCTCCGGCTCCCCGTTGGCATCCAGGGAAATGGATACGGAGCCGGGCATGGGAACCGGCGTCCCATAGGATATCTCACCCGCCTCCGAAACGGACAGCATCGCGTAATGCGCGTTTTTCAGATTAAATTTCACCTTGTTCTTCTTATTCGCCATATCACAAAGCCTCCCATCCAAAACTGTACAAGACCTCATAAAGCCTCTCGCTCTCGATCCATACCTCCGACTTGTTGTAGAAGACCCCATGCCCGTCCAGCACGGCCTCCACCCGCGCCTCCAAGCCCAGATCCTTTCTATCGGTATAGACCTCCAGCCGTACCTCGCTGCCCTTATAATACACCCGCCCATCGGCGGCAAAATTGCGGCTCCCCGGCAGCAGGTAGCAAACAAAGGGCGGCTCCGGCGACTCCCCCTCCGCAAAGTGGTCATACGCAAAGGGCAGCCCCAATTCCTCTAACATCCCCACCAGACTATCCATCCTGCAGGCTCCTTTCTATCTCCGCTTCCAGCTTCTTAATGCCCGACTCCTCCGCCGGGGCGATATGCGTCTTCCCGGCCACCCTGCCGCCGCCCCTTTTGGCATGGCCAAATTCCAGCAGGTGCGCCAGCCAGTACCGGTTCCGGGAATACACAGTAACCTCCAACGCATTGGAAGTCTCCCTGGAAACCTTCACCGCCCAGCTTTTCCCATAAGCCCCCGTCCGATTCGGCGCGTTCTCCCGAATCTCCTTTTTCACTGTATTCCCGGCGCTTCTCACCGCCTTCTTCAAATCCTCCGTGGCAAGGTCGGCGTATTCCTCCAACGACTCCATGATGGCCGAAGCCATCTCCCCCACGGACACCCGCTCCGCCATGCCTACCGCCTCACTTTCCGGCACTTAAATTTCAATGCCCTTTTCTTATAATTCAGGTGGTCTATGGCGAGGATATCGTACAGTTCCTCCCGGAACACAATGCGGAACCCGCTGCTGGATACCGCCTCCGCCGCCCTGCAGAAACGTACCGTAAAAGAAATATCCGCATCCTCCACCGTAGTCCCCGCCACAGCCTTCTCCGTCCCGCCCTCGCCGCCCACCGTGGCGTGGCAGGCAAAATAATCCTCCCAGCGGTTCGTATGGTTCCCAATCCCATCCGCCACAGCCTCCTGCCGTTGAAACATAATTTTAACCCGGAGAGCCGCTATCTCCATCAGAACCCCTCCCTCCGCACGCCAAAGAGCAGAGCCCGCAGCGTAAGCATCAGCCCCCTATGGTCGGCCTCCTCCCGATGCTCATACAGATATGCCACCGTATACAGAACCGCCGCTTTCGCATTTTCCAGATCATCCGCAAAATCATCCTCCTCCGATACCCGCGCCACATCCATGCAGATTTCCTGCGCCGCACCAATGAAGCCCAGAAT